AATTTATTCACCATCTGCCGATACTTGCGGATCGTCATGTCGTACTTGGTCAGCAGGCCCCCCCTCATACGATCGTCCTCGTAGATCGTCGACAGGATGCCGGCGTCCTCATCGATCGTCTTTTCCATAAAGAATCGGAGGAGCGCGTCCCCCAGAACGTCCATCTCGGGGATGAAGGGGTCCCTCCAGAAGTTGCGGTAGATCTGCCAGAAGAGGATGGATGATTTCCCGGCCGTCGGACAGGTCATTGTGTGCACCGTCTTGATGAGCCTCCCCGCCTTGACCCTCGTTATCGTCGTTGAGGGAAGGTAGAACTCGTTCTCAACAACAACGGTCGTTACGCCGCCAAACTCGGTCGATATCGTGCCCTTGCTGGGCATGTACAAGAACTTGGTCCTCCACCCGTTCTCCCCGACCGGCCCCCCCGCAACA